ATCACGAAAAAGGAAGAAAAGAAAGCCACGCCGGCGCCAGAGGGCCCGCAGCAATCTCAGGCTCCGATATATGGAGAAGAGGGCTATGGATACGCGCCAGCGGCCTCAGGGAAGGCACCAGCGAAAAGAAAAGCCAAGGCTGCTACCACCGTAGCGGCCGCGCCTGTAACTATTCCAGAACCGCCTGCAGTCACATCACCGGCAGCGGCACCAGTATCGGCCGCCGCTGCTCCATCCTCAGCACCTCAGAGGCGGTCATCGTTTAACGCCGCTGAATATATAGCCAAAAAGAGGATGAATCCGGCGGCGTATGCCATCGGCACGGCAAGGATAACACCCTCACCAGCTCAGGCGGCCGCTCTGGGCGGAAGTACCAATAATGTGAATCAGAAGACCGTGATCAACGTGAATGAATCAAGCTCGCCAGAAGCCACGGCTCGGGCTGTGGGAAAATTACAAGGGCGTGTGAATGCCGACTTGGTTCGCAATATGTCACCGGCCGGAGCGTAAGGCATGGCAAGCACAGTCGCCATCTTAAAAACGCAGCGCTCGATCGGGAATATTACTGCTTACGTCCTGATCGAGGAGTCCACCACCGATGAGTTGGAGATTACCAGTCATCCGGTACAGAACGGCGCACCGATAACAGATCACGCATTCAAACAGCCGGCCGAATTGTCGTTAAAGATTCTGTGCGGCCAGAACGAAAAGCCACTCGACCAGATTTATTCCGACTTCCTGATCCTTCAGGCATCCCGCGAGCCGTTTCAAATTACTACACCCAAGCGCATTTATAAAAACATGCTGATGCAGTCAGTCGGACAGACCACGGATAAAGAGACGGAAAACGTCCTGTCTCTCTCGCTGAAATGCCGGGAGATCATCATGGTTTCAACTCAGACCGTGAAAGTTCCGCCGCGCAAGGTACACAAAAAGCCGAACGAAACTGGCGGGACGGAAAAAACAGGCGAGAAAACGCCCGTGGAAGAGTCGAATCTTTCTCAGATGGCGAGTATTTTTTAATGAGTAAGAAGTATTACAAAATACCTTTAACGAACGTGCCGCAGGAGTTCGATATCACGCTTTCCGATCGGCCGCTCCACATGCGGAATCGTTGGAATAGCGCTTCCAACTCCTGGCAGCTGGATATTTTCGATGCCGTGACCGATGGGCCGTTGATCCTGTCGCTTCCGCTCGTGGCCGGATCTGATCTTCTGGAATCGTTCAAACACGTTGGAATCCCAGGGAGCCTGTACGTTTACACCGAAGGCTCGCCGAATTCGAACCCAACGCAGGACAATCTTGGGAAGGATGCAAACCTTTATTACGTAATATGAGCCAATACCTTCGAAAATTCAGCCTGATCATTGCCGACAAGGCCGGTGAAGGGCTGGATCTGTCCGATCTGCATTGCACCTTTGATATCAAAAAGACGTGCGCTCAGGAGCCGAACACGGGAGATATCACCATTTACAATCTGGCCCCGAATACGGCCGCGCAGATCAAGAAAGAATTCCAGCGGATCGTCATCCAAGCCGGGTATCAGGACAACTACGGCCTGATATTCGACGGAAATATCAAACAGGTAAAAGCGGGCAGGGAAAACGGCGTTGATTCGTATCTCAGCATCAGCGCGGGCGATGGCGACAAGGCTTACACTCAGGCAGTGGTGAGCAAGACCATTGCGGCAGGCGCCACACCTGGGGACGTTGCAGCCGTGGCGGCTCAGCCGATGCAGGGCTTGGGCGTTAAATCAGGGACAATCTCGATACCCGGCAACGCTCTACCCCGCGGGAAGGTGCTGCACGGGTCCAGCCGGGATCACTTACGGCGGATATCGAAAAGCTCAGGCTCGACATGGAGCATACAGGACGGGGTGATCCAGATCGTACAGGCGGGCAAGCTCGCGGGAAATCAGGCTGTATTGCTTTCGCCATCGACGGGCCTTGTCGACTCACCGGAAGAGACCGAAGGCGGAATCACAATCACCTGCCTCTTGAATCCCATGCTCAGAATCAACAGCCTGGTGAATCTCAAAAACACTGATTTCGACGGGCCTTACAGCGTCATGGCGATCGAATACAAGGGCGACAACAGGGGCAATGGCTGGCACTGCATAATCACAGGTAAGAAGTATGCGTGATGAAGAACGAATAGCGGATCTGTCGATAGTAATCAGGACGGCACTCGATGCCCAACAGGCGGGGATCTGGACGGCCATGCCCGCGATCGTTGATGCCGTGGATTTCGACAAGCAGGCCATCACGGCACAGATCGCGATTGAATGCGTGTGGGAAGACGCAAAAGGAAAAAGGACTTATGCACCTTACCCTCCGCTTGTCGATGTGCCCATCGTATGGCCGAGAGCTGGCGGATTCGCACTCACCTTCCCGATTAAAAAAGGGGACGAAGTCCTGATCGTGTTTGCATCCAGGTGCATTGATTCCTGGTGGCAGAATGGCGGCGTGCAAGTGCCGGCTGAGATCCGCTTCCACGATCTTTCAGACGGCTTCGCCATCCCGGGCCCAACAAGCCAGCCGAAAAAACTAAACAACGTGAGCGCTCAGAATGTGCAACTTCGCACAGATGACGGCGGGACATACCTTGAAATAACGCCGTCGGGCGATCTCAACATAAAGGCCGGAACTGCCAGGGCTTACGGAAAAGGAATCGCCGTAGATGGGGAAAATATCGAACTGGTAACAGCCCTGAAAACCTATTTCACAGGAATTGAAACCGCTTGTAAGGGAAATGTTCCGTCAATTGTAATTACTCCGCTGGCGGGCAGTATTATTGGAACAATCAACACGGCGAAGAAATGAACATTAAATATAGAAAATTAGATTCGAATTCCGACATGGCCGCCGGTCACGGCAATCTGGATTTCTATCAAGACTGTGCCGAGGCAGTCGGGCAGGCCGTTTCAACTCGGCTGAAAATGTGGACGGGTGAAGGCTTTCTCGACATCACCGAAGGCACACCTTGGATGACCATTCTGGGCCAGCGGGATCGTGGACAACTCGAAACTGTGATCCGTGATCGAATTCTCGGCACTCAGGGCGTGACGGAAATACTGAGCCTCAGCGTGACGCATGAAGGCAGGACGTACACGGTGACGGCTGAAATCAATACTCAATACGGCAAGATAAACGTGGCGGTGACTCAATGATAAATATCACGCTGACTGAGAAGGGACTGACATATCCAGACTATCCCGAGATCCTACAGGATCTGATTGATGCGAATAAAGCGATCTACGGACAAGATCTCTACCTTGGCACTGATAGCCAGGACTTCCAGAGAATTTCCGTTGAAGCTCGCCTTGTCTACGACGTCGGGTGTATCTGTGCCGCGATTTATAATTCATTTTCGCCTGCTACTGCTCAGGGTGACGCGCTTCGCAGGAATGTAAAAATCAACGGAATCCGGGCGCTTGAAGCGTCTTATTCTTACGCCGATCTGACAATCGTGGGCACAGGCGGGACGGTAATCAATAACGGTGTGGCCGGTGATGGTCTTGGCCAGAAGTGGCTTCTGCCCGAGAATGTGACAATCCCTGCCGATGGATCGTCTGTCATAGCCAGAGCGACGGCCGAGAAGATCGGCGACATCCGGGCCGTAAAAAATACCATTAATAAAATCCTGACTCCAACAATCGGATGGCAGACTGTGGATAATCCGGCAGACGCTGTTGCGGGCCGCCCAGTCGAATCAGATGCCGAACTCAGGCGTAGACAGGCGCTGTCAGTCGCCATTCCGTCTCAGACGATTCTTGAAGGCATAGTCGGGGCCGTGTGGAATATCGCGGGTGTCTATGAGGTCAAAGGCATCGACAACGACGGGCCAGATCCCGACATTCACGGCATTCCGGGACATCATATCTGCATCGTTGTGGATGGTGGCGATAATCAGGCGATTGCGGAAACGATATTCAAAAAGAAAACGCCCAGCGCCGGGACTTATGGCGATGTGCATATAATCGTAAAAGACAAGTACGGCGTACCGCTCACGATCAATTTCTATCGGCCGTCGGATATTCGAATCAAAGCCAAGCTCACAATTAAAAAGCTCATTGGATACAGCACCGCGACGGGCGACAAGATCATTGCCGCGCTGGCTGATGCAATCGATCTGAACGGCATAGGCCAGACGGTCTACCTGACGAAAATGATCGGGGCTGCGTATTTACCCGGCGAGCTGGGGAACACCTACATCGTCGAAGAGCTTTTAATGGGCAGGGAAGGCGAAGAAAAGAAGGCGCAGGATCTGCCGATGGAATACCGAGACAATCCGGTATGTCTGCCCGCGGATGTCGAATTGGTGGTTAAGGACTGATGAATCCGTTGAATGTAAATGATTATCTGGATCTTGTGATCCACCAGCATCGGGAAAAGCCGAAATTCCGGGCTACACTCAAAGCTCCGATGATGATGATCGTGGACTTTGTGAACTACCTGATCCGCTGTGTGAATGCAATCGATCTGGATTCGGCGACTTTTGAAAATGGCGCGATGGATATCATCGGCGAGTGGGTCGGCAGGAATAAAGATTCATTCAGCGGCACCATTACGCCGGATCTGTTTCGACTGATTCTGCGCTCCAAGATCATCTCGAACACCTGGGACGGCTCGCTCGAAAAGATGTACGAGACCTGGGACTCGGTATTTCCATACCGAAAAATCTGGATCGGAGAATACGGACTTCTGGAAATCGTGATCGCGCTCTTGTTGAAGAAATGCACGCCTGAAGAGATCACCTTAATTCGAGAAGCTGGAATTATACCAAAGCCGTCGGGTGTGAAAATCGTGACAATTTACGTTCCGCCGGAGGATGGAAAGCTCACGGCTTTCGATATCCAGAGCGACGTATTCGGCGGCCTGGATGAGAGCAATATACCCATCGAAATTACCCCGAGGAGAGTTTGATGAAGAAGAACAAGGTGCAGGATATTGACGGCGCGGCAGTGAATAAAATCCAGCGGTTCGATCCGACTGACAACAACATTCTGACCGATGCAGAATATGAATCCGATCCGCAACGAAGCGACGGATACACTCCGGGACTGTTTCGATCGAAGCTCACAAACAAGGTACTGAAGCAGGCATCCGCGATCACTTCCGCGCTCGGCTCTTTACTCGCTCAATTCTCAGCCAAGGACATCACGGACGCCATCACGGATAACGACTTTGCCGATGCGATGGTTCCGACGGTCGGCGGCCTGATCAAAAGATTGAAGCAGATCGTGTTGGGCGAAGATGCCATCGTTCTGAATTCCAATGGAAGCGGCAAGCTGGCGGATGGTGAAATAGAAATCGTCCACAAAAAAGGATTAAACAAGTTTCAAACAGGACGGACTTTCAGATGTGTAGCTTGTTCCAGCTCTGGGCAATACATCTTAGCCGGGTGCGCGGATAATATGCGATTGTATATCAGCTCGGACTATGGAGTGTCGTATGAAATTGCCGTAGTCCAGAACTGTTCCTGTGATTGCGCGGCTATGTCAGCCGATGGATCCCTCATGATCGCCGGACATCCTGACGGTGGCGGATTCCTGGTGTCGAAAGATTACGGGGCCAACTGGAATAAGGTTGTCAATGCGGCATATACAGTTTCGGATATCGCCTGCTCGCATGATGGATCGATAGCTTATGCGATCACCAATACCACCGTGTATAAGTCCACAGATAAAGGCGACACATGGAACAAGATTGCCACTGCTCCGGCGATAACGACAGGAAGCTCAGTCTGTTGCTCCGCTGACGGCAAGACTGTCTATATCGGAGCCTCGGGCGATTCGAAATATCTATATAAAAGCACCAATTCCGGAACTAGCTGGGGCGCGGCGATCACGGCTGTTTCTTATATTCGCGTTGTTCGATGCTCAGACGATGGAAATACCGTTGTTGTGGGCACTGGTGATGCCTCAAAGGGTTACGTGTCGATATCTATTGATGGCGGCACGAGCTGGAATAAATGCGATGCCTTGGGCACATCGGAATGGCTCGGAGTAGCAATCTCATCCAGCGGTCAGACGCTGATGGCGACGGCAACGGCTCTCACTCAGGACATCAATGTTTCCTACGATTGCGGAAAGACGTGGGGAATTATTCCGCAGGATGAGACACACGATAAGGCTCAATATATTCAGCTGGCCATGTCTGCCAACGGTGGTGTTGCAATCGGCACGAGCGTGAACGGAATACATACATGGAACATGGTTACAGCTTTAACAATCGGAGACAAGGCGATCATCCTGAATAAGGACGGCTCTATGAGCTGTGCGGGGGGTAAAGCGGCGATCGACAAAGATGGTGCCGCGAGTTTTGGTAATGGCCATTTCACAATGTACATGACTGGAGATTACTCCGGTTATTTCATAGCAGGGAATAGGGTAACCGGCGATTATTCAGCCGTAGGTGGTACAGGGATATATGTAGGGAATGGAAGTAATAGTGTAGATGCAATAAAGCTTACTCCTACTGGTTCCGCGAGCTTTGCGGGTGGGGTTGATGCAAATAAGGCGGAAGATTTAGTAAGTTTAACCGAAGCCCCCTCGGGATATTTAGACGGCTATAATAGGGGGACAATGTATATCCATTGCAAGAAGGATAGCACACAAGGAAAACCACACCTGTGCAAATGGTATTGCGATCCAGATGGCGGTAAGACACTATTTGATTATGCTTTAGTTGTATCCGCCCCTTTAAGTACAATTCAAGACGCCAGAATAAAAGAAGGAGGAGCGGCTGAAGTTATGAAACCTAATTTATCATTAAATATATTGGAAGATTTGCAACCCATTAAATATAAGCATACCGATAAAGATAATTGTTATTTTTATGGTTTTGAAATTGAAAAGTTTATGGATAAATATCCTGAATTGTGTGAACCAGCGCAGGTTTCGTGTGGAAGCGATAACCCATACAGGGAAATAAATGATGTTTCATTTATAGCCTTGCTGATCCAAGTGTGTAAAGACCAGCAATCGCTAATCGAAACATTAAACGACCGAGTAAAGAAACTCGAAAAGTGAGGGTAATAAAATGAGTCTATCCATAGCCCGACATGCCAAGCTCACGAAAACAAATCCTGAATATGTAGTCTCGATATCCGATCTTGCGCCGAACGAAAGAGAGCTGATCGTCTATGACGGGAATTTCGACGAAGCGCAGATCAAAGTGTCCCGCCGATTCGCCGCTCTGGACGATGACAATGTAGCTTTGCCTTTCGTGAGCATCATCGACCCCAGCACAAAGACAGCCATGACAATCGGCGCACCTGGTGCCGGGTATCTATTCGGCAATCTGGCCAAGTGCGGAGAAATAAAATTCAGCTTGGTTAATCCTGGGAACAACACATCGATCAGGATCGGAGTGGCATTCTGATGCTTAATCCATTCACGATCTTTAATTTCCTTCTCGGGTATGTCGCGGACTCGATCCTGAAAGGCCGATCGAAAGAGAAGCCGCCGGAACGGCCCTGGATTTTGGAGAGCGGAAAATGGGATGCAAACGGCCAGTGGACTAAAGATGGAATATGGAAGGCAGGATAAGCAATGGAACATATCATTATCGGAGACATCGGAATTATAGCATGTGACAAGCTGAATAACTGCATGGACGAAGCGGAAGCTCACGCGAATCAGAAGGACAATCCACATACAACGACGGCTTTACAGGTTGGCGCTCCCACCGTTAAAGACCTGACGGATCACACGGGCAATAAGGCGAATCCGCACGGCACCACAGCGGCACAGGTAGGCGCACCGACTGTAAAGGATTTAAATGATGGCCTTGCCAAGAAGGAAAACAGCCTCGGCAATCCTGCCAAGGACGGGCAAGTATTATCATCGAAAATTACCGGTGAAAGGTCGTGGATTGATTCTTCTAGTGGCGGCTCGATCAAGGTATCCAAGGCGGGCGGCGCTACTGTTGATCCGTGCAAAGAAATTCAAATTGGCGACAGGATGACACTGGTTGACAAGGGATCAGGAGTAGCCGAGGTCAATTCCGTGGGCGGTGGCGGTGCTGAAGATCAGCCGGCCAGGGATCAGATCAAAGCCATCCAAGGCACGGCGAATTGGAACGATGCCCCTGATACAACGCTGAAAGGCGCGAAGGCCAATCTCGACGCACTCAACTCGGCCATTGGGAAAAAGGTGGAAACTTCGGGCGCGGCCACAGCGGGACATATTCC